AGTTACATCGTTGTAAGCAATATGTAATCTGTTTTGCTCAGACCATACTACTTGATCAGAAGTCATAGGCATTTCAGCACCTACCATACGTAAGAATCCAGATAATGTTCTGTTTCCGTAACGCTCTACTTCTTGTTCATAAATTTCAGGTAGATATTGTTGTGCAAAATCGTTTCCTGATCCATCTGTAAAACTTAAATAGTTATCAGATAGTAATTGTTGTTTTTGACTCGGTTTAATTGAACCGAATGCGTTATTTAATCCTGGCATTTTTAAATGATTTTAAATGTTAAATTTTTATTTTTTTTATTTTTAATCTCGATGAACTTAAAGCACCTTCATTTAATACCTTTACTTTGATACCATCTTTAAAACCTGTTTGAGGCGATTGCCTTAAAGCTTGACTTGGATTTTTTGAGCTGTCTATAACTTCTTTGACAGCATCAGCTTTTCCTTGTTCATAAAAATGATTAGCAATAGTATCGACATTAGCAGCGGCGTACATTGCCTTGTGATAACCCGCTGGGTCTTTAACACTACCATCTTTGTTAAGGAACTTCCCTACGATGTTACTAATGTTTGACTGGGTTTCTGCAACTTTACTAGGATCCTTTACACCATACCTGAATTTCTTTTCTCCTAAATTGAAATCAAAACCTTTGAAATCTTGTGAGAATAGTTTTTTAGTTTGGTCTTTGAATAACTCATGTTGTTGCTCGGCTTTGCCTTGCTCTTCGTTATATCTATTGAAAAAGTCCACAGCTTTTTTTTGTTCTTGAGTTACGCCCGGTCTCAACTTGATCTCGTCGTAGTATTTACTCTTTGTTTCCTCCAAAAAGCTTTTGGCTTTTGCAACTTCTTCTTTAAATGCAAGTTTCTTCTTGCGTATATCTCTTTCTTCGTCTAGATCCTCATCATATGAAAAATCTTCAAGTAAGAGACTTAAGTCCTCATTATCTAAATAAGGCTTTGTTTTCTTATAATACTCTTCAAGTAATGTATTGTTGTCAATACTAGAATAATCAGCGTTTAAACGTACGTAATCATCAATAGTACCACCGGTTTCTTCCATGAATGAAACTAGCTTTTCTATATTTTCTGGTAAATTAACTCCAGCGCTCTCCTCTATGATAGCTTGTTCTAATTGTTCTTCTAAAACCCCTGCTTCGTCTTGTACGTTTTCATCAGTAACCTCTTGTATGATGGGTGTATCTTCTTGAGCAACTTCTTGCTCTTGTTTAATTTCTTCTTCAACAACCGGTTCTTTGATTTCTACTTTAGTAACCTCTTGTTCTTCAGCTTTGTTTTCAACCGCTGCAGATAAATCTACTTTTATAGGTCCATCTTGTTTTTTGCCTAAATTCTTAGGCTTTGTTTTTTTACCTTTTAAGGAAAATTCTCCCTCTTGTTTTTCTTGTGACATAATATAATATAATTAAATAGTTAATGTTTGCTTTTATTAAAAGCTAAGCTTTTACAATCCAAAACCACTTAAGTCATCAAAAGCAGATGATTCAAAGTCTTTAGGTAGCTCATCATTTTGTCTTTGAGCTATCATTTTTGATTGTTGTGTAGCTTGTATTCTTGTTCTTTCGTCTTTACGATCTTCTATTTCAACTTCTCTACTTTTTTCAGCATCAGCTTTTATTTTTGCTAATTGAAATTGATAGTTAAACTCTTCAGCCATTAATTGCTTCTTTATTTGAGCTTCAGTTTGCATTCTCTGTATTTCAAATTGAGATTTAGCTTGTTCTACATTTACTTTCTCTTGAGTAAGAGCTTGTTGCTTCTGAACTTCTGCCATAGCAGCTTTCTCAGCAGACTGTGCATTCGCTTGCGCTTGTGCTTGTATATTAGCTTGTTGATCAGCCATTTTTTGTTGATGACGTTTCTTTTTCTTAAGCTTTAATAGTTGATTAGCCATTTTTAAGTTTCTAATCTGTCTTATATCTATTACGTCATCAAGATCTATACTCCCAGTTTGCAATGCTACTTGTAAGTTTTGCTCTAGTTTAGCTTTTTCTTCTTCATCAGGCTCTAATTCTAAATATATACCAAAATCGTGTAGATTTAAGTTTTCAATTTCACTAAGTGTTTGAAAGTTATAGTTAGATATACTTTGTTTTAGCGAGTTAGCCGTTAGCGGGTATGATAAAGAATCTGCTATTTTTAAAGAAATGTTTTCACATACTCTTAAAGTTAAAAACAACTGAGCTTGCATTAAATGTCTTGTGGCTGTATTAGATGCGTTAACCGCCATTTTTTGTAAACCTAGCAAAGAATCTTTATCTGGTGTAGAACCATCTCTTGCTTCGTTTAAACCAGTAACATCTCTTATCATCTGTAAATAGTACTGATAAGTACCTATTAAACTTTGTATTTTAGCTTGACCTGACGATGAAGCTAATTCTTGAATAGGAACTTTACCTGCATTCATACCTCCGTCTTGTGTAAGTGATCTACCTATAACACTACCAGTTTGAAAATACATATTAAGAGCTTCCGCTGGATTGTAACTTGTACCATTACCTAAATCAACTTCAGCTAAACCATCCATATCTAAGAACACACCATCTGGTACTATTCTAGACATAACTTGTTGTAGTTTTAAATGAGTTAACTGAATCATATCAGCAAAACCAGTTATTCTACTTACTATAGACTCTATTCTACCTTTGTAAATTCTAGGCGCACATATACAGTAATTCATTTCTACTTTTGTTGTATCAGCAAAAGGTCTAGACATATTCTCAGCAAGTTTCCACTCAAGCATATGATTGTTACCTAAAACCTTAGCTCCAGTGTATAAGACCTCTATACTTCTGCTTACTCTTTCAAAGTTGTCATTAGAAGGTGGATCAAAGCTATCTGTTTTTTCTATAGCTTTTTCTAATCCGTTATCTGTTGTTTTTATTTTAAACACCTGGTTCATATAAGTCTTGTATTCGAAATACATAACTTGAACAGTGTTTGAATCATAATTACCCCAACCTGTTATATACTGAGAATTACCTGGCATTTTTTGTATAGCCTCTAATTCGTCTTCAGATATATCTGGAAATTGTTTTTTTAATTCAGATATGGTTATAGACTTTACTTCCCCAACATAATATATGTCATCAAAGTTAGGATCTTCAGTATATGAGTAAACCATATAAGCTGGATCAACGTAATCAATAGTTACTCCGTTTGATGGGTTGAAACCTGTTTTTACCGCAGCAATACCTAGTACTGTTAAATCGTGATTTAACCTACGTCTAATTAAGTTATACTTATTTCTTGCTAAAGTATTATTTATTACTTCTTCTTCAGCTACCTCAACACCTTGCTTATAAGATAGTTGCATGTGTAATTCTAACTCTTCAAGAGTAGATGGTAACTCTTCTTGTTTTAAGTTTGATCTTGAAAAATCTTTTCCAGTATTTTCTTTTGCCTGTTGAATTAAATCTTGAGCAACCATATCTGCCGCTATTTCATTAGCGTGATCAGTTCTTTTCTTTTGACTTTCAGGGTCTTGCGCGTAAGCAATTATGTCGTATTCCTTATTAGACATACCATTAACAACAATATCTACAAACTTAGGTATAACTGGTACTGGTTTCCAATCTAAATTTAAATAAGATAAATCACCGTTTATAGATAACTCGTCTTTGTATTTAGCTATTGATTGCTCACCTCTAGAATATAATCTAAGTTGGTGGTAATTACTATAGCTTTGAGCATACCTATTACCGGAACGACCTTCTTGAAACCACTCTCCTTCAATAGCTCTAGCTACTTGAATACCATAATCTAAGCTTGCTTTAACTTCGTCGCTAACTACTTGGCTAGGAAAAGAGCTATTACCATTGGTGTATACTTTCATTTATCTTATAATTTTTGACGATGTTCCTTTATTGTTATATCTCTTTATACCTAAGTCTATTTTTTTACGTTCTCTTTTAGCTACAGGTGTATACTTGTTTTTATTACAAGCCATTATAGCTAATCCTGAACTTATAGATGCATCGTGTTTTGTTCTGTTGTTTATATTAAATTTAGCCCAGTCTTCTAGTGTTCTTTGAAAATACATACTTCCAAAACCGTTAGGTGTATTACCCACATTTTCCTCTATGTATGTTTCTATAGCTGCTGCATGAGCTTGTTTCATATCTTCACTAGAGTTAGGCACTCCACCTATTTCTCTTTCAGTTACAGATAATTTATTATATATTTTGTCTGGCCTGTTCATTGAAAAACCTCTATAACCTCTTCTTTTGAAATGATACAATAACCTAGGTTTGTTATTCTCTGCTAGTATTGGCATACCATAAAATACGCAAGCCATTAATACATCTTCAAAAAACATTTCAGCAGTTTGAGGTCTAGCTATATATTCTAAAAAAAACACATTAGGTGGTACG